GCTGTACGTACTTCTAGACCTTCGTTTATTGACGGTGAATTAGAAATTGTTAGATACGCTCAATTCCTCGCAACAGAATACCCAAAGGCACTTCGTAAAGCCATTAAGCAGGCTGTCAAAGAAGAACAAAGCGCTTTGCAAGAGGCGGCTAGTAACGATGGTGATTGGAACCAACTAGCCAACAATATGTCAGTTAGGTACAACACAGAAACCGCTGATGTAGTTTACGGTGTAACCACTGGTAAACAAGCAATGCAAAAAGCAACTGACCTAGAGTATGGCGTTCCTCAACAAAATGCTCCACGACCATTGCTTCGTTCCTTTGCCAAGTCTCGTGAACATGACTTTGGAAAAAGGGTTGAGACTTTAGTGGAACTGGAATTAAGGAATAAATACCGATGAAAACTGGTTTCCTTCTTGCCGAAGATGAGGCTCTTAAAAACCTTTTTAGGAACCTTACCGTAACCGATGACAGAGACAACGCACGTGAAGTGCAGGTATTCTTTCGTTACCCAGAAGGCGAAACTGAGCGTTCGTACCCTTTTATTACTTTAGAACACATTGACATTGTGCACGCTCGCAACCGTCAACACTCTGAAACAGAAATTCTATACCAGACAGGAAAACAAGGGGCACCTGCAATTCCAGGTACGTCTTCGTACCGTATGGATTACTGGCCTAGCACTTCTGCTTCTTTTAATTATATAACGAACAAAAACAACTATGATTATTTAGAAGCAAACGAGCATGTGCCAGTAGACCTGCTGTATCAGATTTCTACCTTTACTCGTTCAGCGATACATGACCGCCAATTGACTGGCACCATCCTTGCTCAAGTTCTTCCGTTTAGAAGGGGTTTTATTGAAATCCCTGCTGATGGAACTATCCGTCGTCTTGACCTTTTGGATTGGACAACGGCTGACCTACTTGACCCTGAAGCAGGTTATCGCAAGCGTATTTTTCGTAAGGTTTATACCATTCAAATGACAGCAGAGATACCTTCATCTCAAGTTATTGGAAGGCATGTAGTTTCTGAGGTACTTGGCTCAGTGGGTCAAATCCATTCAGAAAATAACGGTGTTTATACTATGAGTAACGAGTCTACAGAACCATTTTCTGTAAGCGAGTAACTACAAATTGAGGCATAATAGTGTGTAGTTTTTTTGATGTATACTTTCATTAAGGAGTAACAATGCCATATTCACGTCCTGGAGTTTACGTAACAGAGGGTGCTTTCTCGTCTAACGCCCAATCTGGCTCAACCACAACGGCTGCTGGCTTTGTTGGTTTTGTACCACGTGGTCCAATTGTCCCAACTAAGGTAAGTTCATGGACTGCCTATAAGAATTTGTTTGGTGACCTAGACCCAAATTACGATTTGTCTTATTCGGTATACCATTACTTTGCTAACGGTGGTCGTGACGCTTATGTATCACGAGTATATAACTCGGTAACAAGCGCACCAGCATCTGCTGCAACTGTAAACGTGGCTGGAACTGTTAACGGTGGTTCGTCAACTACTGTATTCAAGTTGTCGGCTCAAAACCCTGGTGTTTGGGGAAACAGCCTTACAGCAACCGTTACTGCTGGCTTGGTTACTGGTTCTGAACCAACTTTTACCCTAGTTATTAAAAACAGCGGTGTGGAAGTAGAGCGTTGGGGTGAAATTAGTTTGGACCCAACTTCAAACCGTTATGTATCTGCTGTACTTAACAATTATTCTAATTTGGTAACTGTTTCAAACATTGCAACTTACGCAAGTGCTTATACCGTTACTGCTGTAAGCAACTCAGCGTTTGCTAACGGTTCGGCAGGAACAGCAACGAGTCTGGAGACAGCCACTGAATGGCAATGGGCAGTAAGCCGACTTGATTCGGTTGTTGAACCACTGATTCTTAACTTGGTTGGTATGACTACTTCTTCAGTAGTAAACAACGCTATTACCTACTGTGAAGGACGTGGAGATTACTTCTTGGTAATTGACCCAATTGATGTTTCAAGTGGTTCTGATGCGCTGTCAGCAGTCAGTGGATTTACAGCGTCTTCATATGCCGCAGTTTACTATCCAAAACTGGTAATGATTGACCCTGCTAAATCAGGTGCTGCTGCTATTAAGACAACCTTGCCAGCAGGTGCAATTCTTGGATTGTACAGTCGTGTAGAAGCAGAGCGCACAGTTGCTAAGGCTCCTGCTGGTTATGCTTACGAACTTCGTGGTGCTTACGGATTGGCAACGTCTTTTACCGAAACAGAACAAGGCACGTTGTACGATGCAAACATCAACACTTTGAAAGCAATTCCTGGTGCTGGTGTAATCATCAACGGTGCACGCACGCTTAAGAAAACCGACATTAGCAAGTATATTCCAGTACGTCGTAGTCTTAACTACGTTAAATCACGTGCTAAGTCGCTTACAGACTTTGCGTTGTTTGAACCAAACAACGAAGGTTTGTGGGTAAGCATTAACACACGCTTGTCAACTTTCTTGCAATCATTTTGGAACGCAGGTGGATTGAAGGGTCGTACCATACAGGAAGCCTTTTATATCGTTTGTGATTCTTCAAACAATACAGCAACCTCAGTAGAAAATGGCGAAGTACACGTTCAAATTGGTGTGGCATTGCAAACACCTGCCGAATTCATCGTTGTTGAAGTTAGCCAGTTCACTGGTGGCTCATCATTCACAGAAAACCTTTAAGGAGTAAATAATGGCTTTAGCACAACGCACCGACCCTCTACGTAACTTTAAGTTTAAAATTATGATTGAGCCTACGGGCAACCTTGCAACCCTTGCACCAAACCTTCCACGTTTGGGCTTTGCTGAAATGTCAGGATTGAGCGTAACTAACGAACTCATTGCCTACCGTGAAGGTGGTATGAATACTCACCCACATAAGATGGTTGGTCAGTCTGACTTCCCACCTGTATCGTTCTCACGTGGCGTTTTTGCTATGGACAACGGTCAGGAACAGGGTGACGGTGGCATGTGGGCATGGCAACAGTTCATCCACGCATGGAACCAAGGTATTCCAAACTGTTCTACTGGTTTGAGCGAAGACGCTGGTAGCAACGATTACCGTTGCACCATTACTGCATTGGTTTATGACCACCCATACACCCGTACGGGCGTTTCATACTTGAACCAAGATATGGCACCAAACGCAGGAAGCGTTAAGCCTGGTAACGTTCGTTTAGCATTTAAGTTGTTTAACTGCTGGCCTGGCGTTTTTGCAATGAACGGTTTGAACGCTGGAGACAATGGTATCCTTATCCAGCAGATGACAATTCACCATGAAGGTTTCCAAATTGGTGTAACCCCACAACAGATTCAAGCATTGGTTCCAGGAATTTCAGTCACCGCATAATTTAAAACAATTTACAATTAGGAGCATTACATGTCTACAGACCTTGCTGCACAAGCAGCCTCAGCAAACAACGCAATCCTCAGTGACCCTGCGCCTCGTGTTGACCAACCAGGAAGTGTCAAAGTTGAACTTCTTCGTGGTTTGCTTATGCCTAATTCTGACGCATGGCAAACCATTGCAACAGTTAGGGAACTAACTGGGGCAGACGAGGAAGCACTTTCAGCATATGACGTTCGTAACGACGTAACATATTCTGAATATATGTCGCAACTTCTTAAACGAGCCGTTGTAAAAATTGGGGAAATTGAAGTTGCTGACAACGTTGAGATTGTTGACAAACTTATCATCGGTGACCGTGACGTACTGTTCATGGGAATTATTAAAGCCACATATGGGCGTTACCGTGAGTTTGACGTAACTTGCCGTGAGTGTGATGGTAAAAACAGCATTACTGTTGACCTAGAAAAAGACTTCCCAATTGACGGGGCAAAAGACGATATCCATAAGAACATGTCCGTTACATTAAAAAACGGAACAGTCGTAGAACTGTCTTACCCTACTGGGGCTGACAGTCAGGCAGTGTCTAAAAAGGCAAAAACAACAGCAGAGCAAAACACCATTATGTTGGCTCGCTGTGCAGTGCTGGACGATAAAAACCCCACAAAGGCAGAGGCGTGGGCACGTGGGCTTTCTTTGGCTGACCGTAACAAGTTGGTTAAAGTACTTCTTTCAGCACAACCAGGGCCTCGTATGGAGGAGGTGAAGACCCAATGCGCTCACTGTAATGCTAATATTGTCTTAGCGTTAGATTGGGTCTCACTTTTATTTGGATAATCTAATCCAAACATACTGGGAATACGACATGATTGCCTCTGCGTACGGAGGTTTTGGTCTTGAGGAAATCAAGACTATGACAGTACGCCAAAGAGCCTTTTGGTACAAAATGGCTAGTTGGCGTAACTCTAATTCATAAAGGCAGAGTATGGAAGCAAGTCTTGGTGATGGTGCATTTGCAGGGCAAGGAGGAAGCCCTGAAGAAGGCCGTGCCGCATCTGGAGTAGGCAACTCCACCGTTAACTCTCGTCTTAGTGTTGACCTTCAAATGCTTAAAGGTCTCAATGACGAACTTACAAAGTTAAACGACAACACTAAAAAGATTAAATCTAATTTTAAATCTTTAATTAAGGACACTAAAGACCTTACTGCTGAACTCAATAAAGCAGCCACTGCTATGGGCAAAGTTAGTGGCAAGTCGGGTAGCAGTTATATGGACACCAGCAAAGGTATGCCAGCCGCTGCATCCATGTCTGAAAAATCAGACGCTGCTGTAAAAATCCTTAAGCAACTTCAAAGTGGTGGTGGCGGTCTTGGAGGAGGAGGCGGTGGCGGTGGTGGCACGCTTGGCGGGCTATCTGATATAAAATCTAGTTTTACAGGTGGTGGAGCATTTGGTAAAACAAACGCCGTAGCAGCAGCAATCAACATGATTAATGAGCAAGTCGTTGGTCGTATTGATGACCGTGTAGATAGAAACAAAGCGTACGCTATTGGAGCAGACAAGTTAAGCGTAATGCTCCAGCAAACCACTGGTTTGTCACAAAACCAAGTATCCAATCAAATGCGTATGCCATTGACCAAGTACAGGCTTGGTGCTAATGGCATTAATGACCTTCTCTCATTAGAAGCACGTACGGGTATTAGTGCTCAAGGTAACGCTTCCTCAGTTGAGGCTATGCGGACTCTTAGTGGTTTTGGGTTGAGCACTGGTCAGATTGCTGACTCTATGCAACAGATGGGTTCGGCAGACGTAGTAAACCGTATGTTTATGATGACGGGCACCAGCATGTATGGCATTGGTGGTAAACAAAAGAGCCAAATGCAGGTAGTTAAAGACCTTACTAAACGCTTGGGATTGTCTAATGAAGAAATCCTTAAAGGTGGTATGCAACAAGGTTCGGTTGTTCGCCAACGTTTGGAAATGGCTGGCGTAGGTGAAGACCTTCAAAATCAAATTTTAAACTACGCTAAATCAGATGTTCAGTTTAAGAAAAAGGGTGGTACTGGTATGTACGACCCATCAAACCGTGAACATACAAAGTTGATGGGCGTTGAAGATAACTTTGCTACACAGCAGGCTGAAACTGAACGTACTGGTATTGCACGTGAAGAACAAATGTACAAACGTCAGGCAGACAACTATGCTGACATGGAAAAGAACCTTCAAAAGGTTAATGCTGCTTTAGGTAAGTTTGAAGATGCTTTGCAAGGAATTATTGGGACACGTACTTCTGTGCGTGGAAACTTGTTTGCTAAAGCCTTACCATTTATTGGCGGTGCTATTGGTATGCTTGGTGGTCCAGGAGGGGTGGCGGCTGGAGTTGGTATTGGTAGTGCTATTGCTGGGACTCTTGGTGACCCTCATGGCTCTGAAGCAAACCCAGGACGTATTGCAGAACAAAAACCAACTACTATATTAAAAAATACAGCCTTAATAAGTAAATTAAAACCAGTACTTCGTGACCCTCTTGCACGCTTGCTTGCTGACCGACCAGGTATTGGTGTTGGTGGAACTTTGCGTAGTCCAGACGAACAAAGGCGCATGTTCCTAAGCCGCTACTTTAAGACAGATAAACAAACTGATACTTACTATGAAGGCTCATATTGGGAAAAGAAACCTGGTGTTGCTAAAGCGGCTCCTCCAGGGTTGTCGTACCACGAAATTGGTCTTGCCGCTGACCTTACCTTCCAATCAAAGTCTGACATAGATTGGTTAAAAGCCAACGCAAATAAATATGGTCTTGATGAATTTTCACGAATTGGTGAGCCTTGGCACGTTCAATCAACGGCATACCCTTCAAGTAGAAGACAGTACGAAGAACAAGGTGCGCCATATGGAACCGAAACAGACCCAACTACAAAATACACACCTGGTTCATTTGGTGATATTAGAGAAATTAGTCCGCTAGGGCAAAACAGTACTACTGAAA